GACAGATATAAATCCGATTTTTTATAAATAAATTGAAAATAACCGTATCAAACACATTATTATAAAACAAGGAGAAATCAATGGCTATAAGTCTCATCTCACCAGGAATCAAGATCACAGAACAAGACCTTGTTTCCTCACAAGCCACAGTTGCAACCACAACTGGTGCTTTTTCTGGACAATTTCGTTGGGGACCTATTGAAAAAGCAACTCCAGTTCAATCTGAAGTTGATCTAGTCGCACAATTCGGCAAGCCAAACGCAACCAATGCAGTTGACTTTCTTTCTGCGGCTAACTACCTTGGCTATTCAGCACCTCTGTACGTTGTTCGTGTTGCCAACACAGCATTGAATGCTACCGCTGAAGCAACTACAGGATCAGGTACAGCAGGAACAGGTCAACTCATTAAGAACGAAGATGCGTATATCAATACTGCATCATTTAACATTGGTCCATGGATTGCTAAGTACGCAGGCGCACTTGGAAACTCATTAAAAGTTTCTACTTGCCCATCTTCAGCGGCATGGCAGTCAAGCCTAACAGGTACATTTACTGTAACCGCAGGTGCTACAGCAGTTGTTGGTACAGGTTCTGCGGCTAATACTCAGTTGACAGTTGGTGATTTGTTTGTTTGCGAAGGTCGTGCAATCAAAGTTGCATCTATCACAAACGCAACACACTTCACACTTGCTTCCGCACACCTAACAGGTGCATCAGGCGCAACAGCAGTTCGCCGTTGGGAATACTTCAATGAATTTGATAGCGCACCAGGTACATCCGCATTTGCAACAGCAAGAAGCGGTTCTGGTGACGAAATGCACATCGTTGTTGTTGACCAAGATGGTGACATTACTGGTTCTGCTGAAACAGTTCTAGAAAAATTTGCTCTCGTTTCTAAAGCATCTGATGCAAGAGCAGACAATGGTGGTACAAACTATTACAAAGATGTTATCAACAATAACTCAGCATATGTTTACTGGACAGACCATGACAATGCTGGATCAAATTGGGGTAACACCGCGTCTGGTACAACATTCACAAGCGTAACAGTTCCAAAGAACTACAGCCTTGCAGGTGGATCAGATGGTGCCGCGCTAACCGATGGCGATAGAACAACCGGCTACTTACTGTTTGCTAACAAATCTGAAGTTCCTTCACCAATCGTTGTTGCTGGTCAAGCATCTGCTTCTGTTGTTAACAGAATCATTGCAGACGTTGCTGAAGTTCGTAAAGATACAGTTGTTTGCGTTTCTCCAACAAGAGCAAGCGTAGTAAACAATGCTGGTAGCGAAGCAACTTCTGTTCTATCATGGGCAGATACAATCACTCGCTCAACATATGTTATCGCAGACAGCGGTTGGAAGTATCAGTATGACCGTTACAATGACGCATACATCTATGTTCCTCTGAACGCAGACGTAGCAGGTTGCATCGGTAGAAACGACTCTGTTCGTGAGCCATGGCTGTCACCAGCAGGTTATACAAATGGTAACATTCAGAATCTAGTTCGCCTTGCTTTCAATCCAAATCAGACTGAAAGAGACTTGCTGTACAAGTCAGCAATCAACCCTGTTATCACACAGGTTGGTAGAGGAACAGTTCTATTCGGTGATAAGACATTCACCGTTAAGAATACTTCTCTAAACAGAATTAACGTTCGTAAGTTGTTCATTGAACTTCAGAACACAATTGGCAACGCAGCCGAAAACGTTCTGTTCGATCAGAATGATGCAATCACAAGAAACAACTTTGTAAATCTAGTTGTTCCTTATCTGCGTAGTGTTCAGGCACGCCGTGGTATCACAGCATTCCGTGTTGTTTGCGATGAAACAAACAATCCAGAATCAGTTGTAAACGCAAATGAATTTGTTTGCGATATCTTCGTACAGCCAGTTCGCTCTGTCAACTTCGTTCAACTTAACTTTGTTTCTGTAAGAGGTAACGCCACATTTACTGAAATCGCCGGCTAAATAACAGGAACAGATTAAGGAGAAAATAAAGATGGCAATTACAACAATTTCAAGTCTGACTAATGCTATCAGAACCGGCGCACGTTCCAACCTGTTCCGAGTGACACCTACATTCGGAACAGGATTGCAAACAACCGGCAATGCGTCAGCAGAAGACTTTAGTTTTTTATGTAAGGCTGCTCAATTGCCAGGTTCTACTGTGGGATTGATTGAAATCCCATTTATGGCTGGCAGAAGATATAAGGTAGCAGGCGACAGAACATTTGCTGAATGGACCACAACAATTCTGAATGATAAAAATCAGAAGGTTCGCCAGTTGCTTGAAGATATTCAGAAAAAATATGCAGTAATCAATTACGAAGAAACATTCTCTAAAGAAATTACTGACTCTGATCTATCTTCAGAATATTCAACTATGCTTGTGGAACAGTTAGATCAAGCGGGTAATGTGCAGTATGCATATAAACTCGAACATTGCTGGCCTAGCGATATCAGCACAATCGACTTGTCATATGATACTACAGATACCATTGAAGAATTTACTGTGACTTGGTCGTTTGACTACTTCACAACACAAGAATAATGTAAGGGAAGAAAGATATGGCAACCACAAATGACGAACTTTTTAGTATTTCTAGATTTAGAGAAAAACTAGGTACTGGCGCAAGAGCCAATCTCTTCCGTTGTTTTCTCACCGCACCTAACGACTTAGTTGACCCTAATGGAATTTTCGGAGACGAAAGTAAATTTTCTTTCCTATGCCGTTCTGCGGCAATTCCAGCAATGTCAATCGGTGTTATTGAAGTTCCTTTCAGAGGAAGAAGAGTTAAGGTTCCTGGTGACAGAGCATTTGCAGATTGGACCGTTACAGTAATTAACGATGAAAAACAGCACATGCGTAAAATCATGGATGAATGGATGGGCATCATCAATAATCCAGATGGCGAACGCGCTCTAAGAGATAACGAAAACGATTACAGAGCAAATATTGATATTCATCACTATAGAGGTGATGGTAGCGTTAGCAGAATTTATACTCTGTTCAACGCATTTCCTACCGATGTTTCTGCAATCGACCTATCTTATGATTCAACTGATGCTATCCAAGAATTTACGATTACTTTCCAATACACCCACATGGATGTTGGTGGTACAAGTGAAAATGGAGATGCAAGCGCGCCTGCGTCAGTCACATCATCACGATAAATTGATGTATACGCAATGATATAAATAGTTGCGTAATAGTCAATCATACACAAAT